GTTGGAGCATCCTGACCCAAGGGTACAAACATTAGTATCTGCACGGTTGGGAAACAAGACGACCCTTGAAGAGACACGTACACAGAGGTTTATAGATATAGCGTTACGTGGCGCGCTACCAGTGCCCATAAAGTATTACGCGGCGCATACTGGTAGGTGGGGTGGGGATGACAAGATCAATCTGCAAAACCTACCGAGCCGTGGACAGAACGCAAACAAGTTGAAGCTGTCTATTGAAGCGCCCGAGGGTTACGTGGTGATCGACTGCGATTCGTCGCAAATTGAAGCCCGCACAGTTGCGTGGTTGGCTGGACAAACAGATTTAACAGAGGCATTTGACAATGACGAGGACGTATACAAGATCATGGCTAGTGCGATCTATGGCAAAGAAGCTGACGCAATCACAAAGGAAGAAAGGTTTGTTGGAAAAACTACTATTCTTGGTGCAGGTTACGGCATGGGTGCGGATAAATTCCAAACCCAACTCACCACTTTCGGGGTGGACGTTTCACTTGAGGAGTGCAAGCGCATCATATCGGTATATCGCGCCACATATAGCCGAGTCCCTGACTTGTGGAAGGATGGGCAACGCTGCCTCGAAGCGATCATCACGAAAAGCGCAGCAACTTTTGGCGTACAAGAGGCGGTTGTGTTCGATGCAACAAAGGGCGGGTTCCTCCTACCAAGCGGGCTATGGCAAAGGTACGACAAGCTGATAAAGACGTTTAGTCCTGACGGTAAGCCGCAATACCACTACACGACCCGCAAAGGTGCTGTTAAGTTGTATGGTGGCAAGGTGGTTGAGAACATCTGCCAAGCTGTTGCGCGTTGCGTTATCGCAGAACAAATGTTGAGGATAGCCAAGCGGTATCGTGTTGTGCTAACTGTGCATGATGCTGTTGCATGTGTTGCTCCCGAAGCAGAGGCGCAAGAGGCGCAGAAGTACGTTGAGGACTGCATGCGATGGAGACCCGACTGGTGTAAGACCCTGCCGCTTAATTGCGAGTCGGGCATGGGGAAGAGTTATGGTGAATGCTGATTTAAGTAAAAACCGTTGGTGTGACAAGGTGTTTTTACGCGATGTAGAAGAGTTTGGCCTTGACGAAGCACTAGAGATATGGGAAAGACGAGACAGAAGGGAAACATTTCAGTCAGGCTTGCTTGCCCTTAGATTGGAAGGTATGACTTACAAAGCAATAAGCGGGATGACCAACTTAAGCCCGACGGAAGTTTCGTCAATGCTGAAACCGCTTATAGCTGCCTATGACAAGCGATGCCATGCAAACATAGAGAAGTTAAACAAAGTTTTAGTGTGCCCTGACCCTGAGTACATGTTTATGGTTGACAAACGTATCGTGTTGCAGGAAATGTGTGCGCTATTGATAGGTGGTAGTGAGATAAGAGAGACATTGGAACAACTTAGTAACTTAGGAGAAAGCAAATGAAGAAAGTACGATTCATGGAGTTGATGAAGGAACCCTTCAAGAAACCCACACCCCTTGAGATGATTGCCGCTGAGTTATCAGACGCGCACCTTGAGAAGTTAAACGCCGAGACTGCGGTGGAGTACGCCCAGTCAATCGTGAATTACAACACTACCCGCATTGCCCGCCTTAACGCGCGACTGGAGGAATACAAATGATGAGCGAAGAAGATATTAAACGAATTAATGAAGCGTATACAAAACAAACGCTTTATCAAGACCCGATAGACGACTTTGCTGCAACATTCAAAGGCTTGATTGCTTTTATATTTGTGGTGGCTGGCTTGACAATGATTGCTTTTGCAATATGGGGGAAGTGATATGACTGAACAAGAAGCAATGCAAATATTAGCCGACATGGGTTTACACGAAGGCGGCATGGACAACTGGGTTCCTGATAACGCTTGGTATAGATTTGCTAATGTCGTGGAGGCAAAAGCCCGTGCTGATGAGCGTGAGCGCATTGAAAAAGCGTGGGACAAGTTATACGGGTGGTGGGAATCTGATGACGAGACTAAAACAAGGGGAACAACATGATCATCTTTATCCCTGTTGTGTTCATGTGCATTGACGACACTTGCAACTTCATGCAGTCACAAGCCATTTACAAGACCGAGCAAGTGTGCAGGGTTGCTATTGACGTTCAGAAGATGCACTTAGCAAACATGGCTAAAGATGCGGGCAAGCCAACCATACTGGAAGGCACCTGCATCAGCGTTGAAATACCGAGGAGTAACACATGACAGGCTACAAATCAAAACGCGATGCGGCGTTAGACGAGGAAGGGATGTACCTTGTGCATCACACCAAGCGCAAAGATGATGACGACGACATCCAAGTCTATAAGCGCCCGTGGGTAAGCCTGACAGACGATCAGATAAAAGAAATTGTTGGGCCGTGGGGCGACACGCCTATCAAGGGGTATACCCGCAAACTGTTTGACCAAATTGAAGCCAAGCTACGGGAGAACAACACATGAAAGTAACAATCCAACTTGAAGAAAAATTTGAAGCGATTGATGCCCTACATGCCAATCAAGCGTGGGCAGCACTCAGGGAAATACAACGCTTGCTACGTGCAAACGAAAAGCACGATGTTGGGGATGCAGTCACACTACAACGCATCTCAACTGAGATAATTGATGCTTTTATCGTTCGGGGTGACGGTGCATAAGTCCAACCACCATGCTGTAAGGATGGCGCTACAAAAGTATCATGATGGCCTAACCGTATCTGAGATAGCCGAGCGATTGGAAAAATCCCCTAACCACGTTCGACGTGCGCTGATAACAATGCCCGATGCGTACATAGACAGATGGATTTCCGGTAGGGAACATAGAAAACAATGGGCGGCTGTATGGTGTGTAATAGTGCCCCCTGAGAACTGCCCTAAACCAATGGAAAAACCTATATGAAAGAACTGCCAAATTTTGCAGCATGGAGTAACAAAAACCTAGCCGACTTTTGTACTGAGGCGTACATCCGTATGCAAGAACAACAAGAGGCAATGGAACAGCTACGTCAGAACTGGAGAGACGCGATGGAGATAACCCGCGAACTAATGTTAAAGGACATCAATGACCGAACATGAACAAAACCTACGTGACTTGGCTGCAATGTTTGCGATGGCTGGTTTAATTATCAGGAACAGAGAAGGCGATAACCTTATCCCTATGGCTTTTGATCTTGCAGATGATTTCATTAAGGCGCGTAACCCTACCCAAGATGGCGGCATTGCCGACATAACCCCCAAGAGGAAGTATGGACGAAAAACCACCGATTAAGTACACATGGTCGTACTCTTCTCTTGATCTGTTTAAGCAGTGCCCTTACAAGTACTATCGACTACGGGTTAAGAAGGATATCAAGGAGCCGCCCTCAGAGCAGATGACTTATGGGCTGGAGGCACATAAGGTTGCAGAGGAATTTATACGGGACGGTACGCCTATCCCCGAACGGTTTGCATTTATGAGCGAGTCCCTTGAGCTACTGCGTAAGCGTGAAGGACAACATCTTTGTGAGTACAAGCTAGGTATAGACCGGGCATTCAACCCATGTGACTTTTATGATAAACAAGTTTGGTGGCGTGGTATTGCTGACTTGATTATCTTGAAAGGTGAACGTGCTTTGGTTGTGGACTACAAGACAGGTAAGTCAAGCAAGTATGCCGACACCAAGCAGTTGGAGATTCTGTCTCTTGCGGTATTCAAGCACTTCCCCGAAGTAAAGCAAGTGAAGGCAGGGCTGCTGTTCGTGGTTGCCAACGATTTTGTACCCGCAGAGTTTCATGTAGACCAGCAAGGTACGTATTGGTCGCGCTGGATAACGGATACAAACCGGCTAGAGAAAGCCATTGAGTTGGATGTATGGAACGCCCGCCCTAACTTTAGCTGCAAGGGATGGTGTCCCGTGAAAGACTGCGTGCATAATGGTAAGAGTTCATATCGTTAGGAATAATCATGCCCTACAAAAACAAAGCTGACAGAAAATACGACCAAGCTACCAAGTACGAGAACAGCCCCGAGCAGGTCAAGAATCGTATGCAGCGCAATGCCGCCCGCGCCAAACTAGCGAAAGCCGGTAAGGTAGCCAAGGGTGACGGCAAAGATGTTGCCCACGTAGTAGCCCTTGACAAAGGTGGTAGCAACAAGGATGGAGTGCGGGTTGAATCGAAGTCCGCCAACCGATCTTTTCGCAGGGATTCCAAGGGTAACTTGGTG